CTAACTGATTTCTCCCCATAAGTCACCTAATATCTGATTAGGTGGGGCAGAACCATTCCATGTTCTAATAGGCAAGTAATAACGTTGCCCCTCCCATGTATATCCTACCCAAACATGACCATCTTGTAACATCACTTCTGTATAATCACAATACCCACCAGGTTGGAACTGATAACCCACTGGACAAGATAAGAATGGCCCCACTTTTCTTACTGTGATTGGTTGATTACCGTTTGTGAATCTAGCACTTTCTTCCATGTAGTAAGTACCATATTTATTACGTTTCCATGCACTTGCAACTGGTTTAACTGTATTACTTGAAGCGCTTGACTCATTAGAGACAGTGGCAACCGGTATTTTACCATCCATGTACGCCCTAATCTGCTTGATAAAGTAGTCTTTAAGTTGCAACCGCTTGTCTTCTGGCAATAGACCGCGAGTTACTGGGTCAAAACCAGTGTGTAAAACCGAACTTCTATGAGGGCATGATGTTGAAGTAAATTCATTGTGCAATCTGATTGTATTTCTGTTTGCTGGTAATCTCCATTTTTTCAACAATCTAGCGCATTCTTGGAAAGTTGCCTGTTCATTTTTTAAGAATGTCGCGTTATCTGCGCCCATTGATTGACATACTTCAATACCGTAATAATATTTATTACCTATTTGATTAGCGGTATGCCAACCTACTTGTGATTCATCTAAGGCTTGCCAAACTGTGTTGCCTGATACGTAACTATGCGCAATGCCCGCTTCTAATCTTGATAAAGGTGCATTTACTAATCCGTTACGATATGCTTCAGCAGTCGCCCCTTTGCTCCCTGCGTCGTTGTGTATAACTATACCTTTAGGGTTACTACCACGCTTAGGTAGGTCATAACCTTTAACCACATCTTTGATGATTTTAAGTTCTACTGCTTTAGGTTGTGGCTTAGCTGTTTCTTTTTTAGGTGCTTGTGTAGGAGATTGAACTGATCGTGGCGCTGTCTCACTTTTAAAATTCGGACGGATAAACCACATAGGGAAATCATAAGCATGTTGTCGTCTTGTAACTTTTTCCCAACCCCAGCCGGGTTGTTCGATTCCGTCAGTCCAGCCACCGCCTAGCCAATTCTGCTCATATACAATGATGTAATCTAAAGTTGCTTCAATTACCCATGCAACGTGACCATATCCAGCACCGTAGTTGCTACCGAATACCACCATGTCGCCAGGTTGTGCTAAGAAGTCCGGTGTATTTTGGTATACAGTAGCTAATCCGTCGAAGTTGTTAGCGAACGGAATATCTTTTGCGCCTACACCTTTTAGGAGTAATCCAAACAAAGCTTTCCAACCAGCATTAGCATAATCAAAGCATTGAAATGCATACCATAAGTCCACATTGAATTGTTTTCCCTCAGAAGTTTTCAACCACTCTATAAACTCTTTTTTAGTTAATTTTGCTTGCATTGTCGCCACCTCCATGATGATACTCATTCACATCAAAGCCAACATCGTTAGAGGCGTCTGTGAAAGGTTGTGATGTATCATATTCTTTTGGTGCTTTCGTGCTTAATTCCGGCGTTAAACTGCTGTCTTGTGATGATTTCCACGTAACTTGTTGTTCTTCTTTATTGCTATCTCTAGGCGCTTGATATGTCTGTGCTATAGATGAATCTGAGACGCCTTTTGACGTTGGGTCAGTAATAACGCCAATACCTGTAAGTAACGTGAGGATAGCGCCTATAATTGCGCTAGCTTGATTTAATTGAGTAGATAAATCTAATCCGAATAAATCCGTGACTTGCTTGATAAATAACAACAATGCTCCAACTAAACCAGTTAGTACTGCTTTGTTTTTGAATCTCAATTTCCAGTTAATATCCATTTGTTTGCTCCTTTTATCCAAAATAAAAAACGACTAAAAAATTAGTCGTTTAAAATTATTCAATGGTCAATGTCGGAGATCCTGAATAAACATCACTTATAGTGACATACAACATCCCTGAAGGATTACTAAAGTTGATATTTTTACTTGCAACTCCGCTATTGACTCCTGATATTCCTAAATCACTTGAACCTAAATTAGTTTGCGAAACCCTCATTATACCGCTACGTACATTTTCTATTGTCACCTGATAACTTTTATTAGGTTCAACTCCGTTTATTGTCCATTTTGCTGTTGATTCTTCTATGCTATCCGGATATTTATTTTTAGGTAAGGGTTTTATTACAAAAGACGAAGGCTTTTTCCATACTTGGATATTTCCAGCATATACTTTTGTATATTCTTCGCCTTCGTAAATAAGCTTCTTTACATTTTTAAAATTACCTTCCATAAAAATCACCCCTTAATTAAATAAAGTGTATTAGGGTCTTTTTGATACAAATAATTATATTCTGTTTCACTGCCTGTCCAAATATTCAGTGACGGCTGCGAAGAACCGATAGGTTGATAAAGTTTATCTGCTTCCTCTTTTGTAAAAGCATTTGATGATAAAAGATAACGTTCATCATGACTGTGATTTATGTCTGATTTTTTTGATAAAGCATTTTCTAATCCTTCAATCTGTTTGATTGTATGACTATGATTTTTATCTGCATACAAACTGTTTAATGATTGCTTGAATCCCTCAAAATCTTCTGTACTAACTTTTGAGCCAATCTGTTGCAATACACTTTCTGAAATAGAGTTGTTTTGTATTGCTTCTGCTAATTCTCTTAATGTATTCATAGATTCAGGCGCGCTATCAACTAGTTCAGCAATTTTTGTATCCGTATACGTTTTAGAGTCGTTGAGAGTTGTATCTTTGATTTTTTCAACTTCTTGCAATTTATCTTCTAACCCTTCAACATTTGCGATATTGATTTTATCCAATAACTCAGGTTCTGCTTTGATATCTGTATCTTTACCATCAATTTGCCACATTTTAGTGTCAGGATTGATTGATACTACAGTACCGTTTTTACCGGGTGCGCCTTGTTCTCCTTTTTTACCTGCTTCACCTTTTGCACCAGGTTGTCCCGGTTCGCCTTTATCACCTTTCGCACCTTTAAATCTACTTTCATTCTTTTCGATGTAAGAAATAACATCTTTATCTATTTTTTCTTTAAAGTCTTTGCTCAATAAATCTGTCGCGTTATCTTTTAAGATTCTCGTAATAGCATCATCTACCAATTTAACATCGATTTCTTTTGCTACAGCAGATTCAATGCCACTATCAACGATATTGAAAGAAAAGTTCGCGACATGTATTTTTTCTTCTTCTTTCTCTAAAAACAGCTTACAGCGAACATAACCAGCGTGTTTGATAACCTTTTTAGGTATCTTGTAGGTAATGAATCCTTTTACAACATCGTCGATAATAAGGGGCTCATTTTTGAATATAGAGCCATCTTCCATAAACAAATGTAATCTAGGTGTTAAGCCATGTGCTTTTAGATCGATACGACCTTGTTTGTCATTGATACCTATTCTTATAGATGCTGTATTTTCATCTTCAGTGTAAAATTGACAGCCAATGTCACCTAAGTCAACACCATCATTTTTTATTCTCGTTTCAACATCTTTTATTTTGTACATTTACACACCTCTTTATTTATATTTATCCCTTGTGAAGTAGATACCTTTTAAGCCGATTTGTTTATATAACTTAGCGATTGTACTTGCTTGATGTTGGCACCACTCTATAGCAGTAGCGTATTGGTGGGTAGCTGGATTCTTAGGATTCCATCTAATTCGATACAATGTGTTTTGTCCTTTGTTGATGTAATCTTTTCTTACGAAGCTAGCACCGCCCATGATTGCTTTTGCTGGAGATGTCCAACCTTTATTCCTTGCAAACGTCATTGCGTAGTTAGGATTGTTGTCGTAAGCGCCAATGCCGAAGTAGTTGTATACTCCATCTTTTCCGTTAGCGAAGTTACTTGTTCCATATCCACTTTCTAAGAAAGCATGCGCGATTAAATAAATTTCATTAATGTTGTGCTTTTTACAAGCTTCTGCGAACGCTTTACCTTGATTATTCAATGTTCCCTTACCTTTAAGTATCTTATTAAGTGCGCTAACTGAAACACCTTGATACTTGCCTAAATTAAGCATTTGGTAGCATTGTGTGTTACTTTCCCATATACGCTTTACATTCATCGCTGAGCTCGTTTGTGCTCGTGTTGCATTAGCCCAGCCCCATGTATGAGATTTTTTCGGGTTACCTCTTGCCATTTGTTTATCCAGTGCTTGTTTGAATGTATAAGGACTCGTTTCAGTTATAATCTGCGGTTGTTTAGATGCCGAGCCATTGTTAGCTGTTGGTGATGAGTCTCTTACATTCGCTATATCAGCGTTTTTATTATCTACCATAACTTTTATTCTAGATTTTGTTACTGTTGGTTTAGTTATAGAATTTAATAATTTTTCTCTGTTTTTAAATATATTAAATAATGCCTTTTCTAATGCTTCGTATTTATCTTTAGGGGGAACACCGTTGTCAATCATATTCCAATTAACATGTTCCAACATAGAACGCCAAATGCTGTCGTCTACTTTTAAATTTTCAATACTTAGAGGTATCTCATATTTGATCATCATATCTACAGCTACAACCATTGCGTGAATTTCATTGAAAATAAATTCGTTTTTACTCGCACTATAATCTTCACATACGTCTATAACTATATAATCAGGTTCATTAGGAACCTCAAATACCGCTCTTCTAGGAGCCCAAATATTATGTCTATCTACATAAAAGTGGGGATATTCCACATCTTGTTTGTATTTCTTCCTACTGTTATATAAATTTTCTACTGAACTCATTGTTTGAGCATTTCTAATCATTATTCCTTTAGGTTTTTCGAGTCGTCGATTACCCTCTACTATAAAATGATAAATATATTCTGGATAATTAACTTCTTGACTAGAAATTGTGTACTTTATAGTTGTTACATCTTTCCAAATCGGAACTTTTTTATTATTTTTTTCGTTATTATCACTGTCGTCTTCGGGTTTAGGTGCCGGCGTAGATTTCTCCGGATGATATGGTGGTCTAACAAAATATTTAACTCCTCCACCTGGTCCATCATGATAAGAGTGTTTGATTTTATACGGCGGACTTCCTGTTGCATTATTTGTATACCAGTTTTGATCCACACCATACCAATAGTCTTTTGTGCATGGTCCCACTACAATGTTTACATGTCCTGCCCAACCACCAGTCCAAACACCCCAGTCGCCTGGTTGTGGTACAAAATCTTTTGTATTTCTAATTATCTTGAAATCTCTACCTCTATAATTAGATTTCTGAGCCATAGCATCAGCATTTCCCCATGTTCTAAACCCCCAATATTTATCGAGTAAATAATTAGGTAAATCCCAGCATTGTGCTCCCATTCCAGAACCAGGTACATCAATAGCTATTTTGTTTTTAGCGATATATAACGCCCATTCAACCACTTCACTAGCTGTGGGCTTTCTATTTTTCGGATTAGGTAATCCCATGTATGCACCTCATTTCAATCAAAATAAAAAGCCAGTGCCGAAGCACTGACTCTTAACTGTTATTTACATTTACCAAACCAGAAGCACGCCCAGAAGCTATATCCTAAAATCCCTTTAAGCATGGTAATCACCTCCTTTAAATACCAAAAATAGTTCTTAGTAAAGCTATGACAATCGTACTGAAGATAGTCCCTATCAAACCTAGAATCCACATTTTTATGTCTCTAATATTCTTGGCATTCTTTTCTTTATTCTTTTCATCTTCTACCTTGTCGCGCTTTAATTCTTCAAAATTTCTATCTAATTTGTCATAAATCTTTTCTTGCGCTCTAAGACTATCTTCTATTCTGTCGAATTTTTCAAACATAGTCTTATCATTTTCTTCTAATCGCGTTAAACGCCAATCTTGTTCATGTCGTTTGGTAAATCCAAACATTATGCCACCCACTTTATTCAAATTAAAAAGCCACAAGCATTACACCTGTGACTTTTCATCTTTTGTTTCTGGATATTTTTCTCCAGTGATTAAAGCGTATTCTTCTTTATCGATTAAACCCTTGTCTACGTACCACTTAATTTGCTCGTTTTTATAGTAACCCCAAACATAAAAAGTTTTAATGTCTTTAAAAGTTGGATAAATCATCTTCATTATTTAAACGTCCCCCTCAGTACTTGTTTTGTTAGTTTTCAGTTCAGTCAACTGTTGTGTTAACATAGCGTTTTGTTGAGCTAATTCCATTGTTAATACGTTTACTTGTGCCACCTGCATTTGCATACTCGCAACCATTCCGCGAAGTTCCTCATCACTTAAATCTGACGCACTTTGTTGGTTTGATGCATTCGGTACGTCTTCTTTTTCGAAATTGCTATTGTATTTAATTTCGCCGTTAGTGAAAACAAACTTTCTAGGTTCGAACTCTTCTTTAAATTTAATAGGCACATTGTTATCATCTACATCTAAACTATTGCGTAAACCGCCAGTATTAACGAATCCGATAACTTCGTTTTTATCGTTTACTGTGATTTTCATTATTTCCACCCCATAATTTTAGTTATAGTAACTTTGTTGGCATTCGCTCCAGAACCTGATGTTTTACCTAAATCAAAGTACACATCGTTATCTATTCTTAAAGTAGTGCTACTTGTTTTGGATAGTAAGCACTCATAAATACCGCCACCGTTGCCGTCTGAGTCAACTACATTCGCTTTACTCAATTGAATCGCGTTAGGTAATGCGGTAAGTCCGAATCCCTCAATAACGCCACCTGGATAAGTTCCACTTACCAACAAAATAGAATAGTTTGTGTACGGTTCAGTTAGATTGATTGTTGTACCTACACCATTTGCGCCACCGTCGAACAATACCGTTGATTTATGTTCATTAGGAACTGTCCACTGTTGCTCAAGTCTGCCGTTTGTGATTGATCGTGTGTAAATCTTTTTAGAGTTATAAGGTGTGAAGTTAAATAGCTTGTTTGTATCATCTTTAACGAATACCGATAAATAACCCTCATAACTTTCAACGCTACCTGGTAAATCCGGCACTCTTGTTGCATAGTAATTACCAGCAGTTAAATATCCCAAATCGCCTTGCGCATTATTTAAGTTAACTTGAATTGATTGACCATTCGCCTCTGTCATCTTATGTTGTTGCCAGCTCGTTGTTCCGAATTTATCATCTACATACTGCTTAGCTTGATTTAAAGCGTTGTTAGACGTTTCTTCAACAAATTGCTTAGTTAAGTTTCCATCATTCTTTTTATAAAACGGGTACCATGTGCCGTAGATTTTGTATTTTGTGTACTCATCGTTTGAATCGTCTGGGTACCATGTTGCACGAGCAGTATTATTATCAACAACATAAACAACTAACACACCAGATTTGCTTGATGTATAAGTTGATTCATCGAACGAAGAACCGTCATCAACACCATCTTGTCCAGGCTTCTCTAACGTGCCTATATCCGTCTTTTCTGGCGCATCTGTTGCATTAGTAATATGAATAATCCTAGATGTGTTAACTGCGCTTAAAACGCTATCTATGGACTGCTCATACGATTCAATTGCTTTACCGTAATCATCTGTAAGTTTAGACTTTTGCCAATTTGTTGTTGAATTACCTTTAACAAGGTCAGCGCCATTGATTTGTTGTTCAACTTCGTTAACACGTTCAAAAATCGCTTGCTCTTTTTCAACTATTTTATCGACTTCAGCTGTAACAGCTTGTGTTGCACTAGTTTGCGTCGCAGTAATAGCTTGTATAGCTTCGTTTTGCTTGATTTCGATTTGTTGAATGCCTTTTGTCGCACTATCATTCACTTTTGCTATTAACGTTTGTGTATCAGCCATATTTTGCTTTAATTGGTTAAAGTCTTTACCGACAGCTTCGATAGTATCTTGAATAGATTTGATATAAACAAGCTTTGTTATACCATCAAACCCACTAACTAAATCATTTTCAATATTGAAGCTAAATTGACGTTCAACAACAACATTATTACTCCCGTTTTGTGTAAAGAATGCCTGAGCATGCACCTTGCCTGAATGTTTTAAAAATTCATTCGGTATCACATACTGCAAACGCCCATTAATTGCGTCTACTATCGTTAATTCGTCTGAAATATAAGCGCCTCTATCTACGTTATAATCATCGGTTTTTAACACGATAGATGTCTTAACATGTTCAGAACTTATAGATAACGGTCTGTTATTCTTAGTTACTGCAAAATTTAAAACACCAGTTCCTCTATCTGATTCATAGAAACTGATGTTTGTGTCAATAACCGGATTATATTGTGATGTTGTTTGTAACTCGATTAAGTTATCATCTTTCGAAAAATTATCAACTACCATTATTCAACCACCTTTCCTTCGAATAAACTCCATTTACCAACGCCACCAGTACCAAAGTTTCTAACTAAAAATTGATGTGCAGACGGGAAGTTATTACGTCTTAATACTTGTGTTGTATTACCTGGTGTATTCGATTTTACTTCTAATATCCAACCTGCAATACCTTTAAAGTCTTTAGGAAAATCAGTAAATCGGTTTGATTCTTCAGTAGTGATATAGAAATCTAAACCAACGATTTTTAAATCTGATAATTTTGTAATACTCTTAGGGATATGTTCCCAATAACCAGCACTTTGTGGGTTGAAATTCCATGAACCGTTGTTTTTCTTGTTAAAGATGTCGATAACACGTTCAAATTTGAGCATATTTCTACCTGTGCTGTTTCTAGTTAGTACTTGTCTTAACGCACCATTATAATGACCAGGCAGTACATCAAAGAACCAACCTGCATCTCTAAACGCTTTCGGTAACGGGAAATCTAACGCATTTTGTGTGTCTTGCGTATAGATATAGTAATGACCAACTTCCGTAATATCACTTAGATATGCTGGGTTTTGCACTGGTAACGGTTTAACACGTCCACCTGAATCAGTCATTGATACTTGAGGTGCGATGTTTTTTAAGAATTGGTTTACACCTCTTTGACCAATTGAATAAATTGAGTGGTGTCTGTTGTTACCAGGTCCAATAGTTACCCCGATTAAAAGCGCTTTGCGTCCTGTTTCTAAATCGTAATACATATCTAGACCCTCAGCCTCTTGGAAATCTCCTTTAAAGTTGTTATTCACACCGCCTATATCGATACGACGTTTAAATAACAATTCTTTCGTTTTGATATCGAAGCCTTGTAAGTAATTAGGGTTAGCTGGATTTGAATCGCCAGTGTACCAATATAAGATACCTGCATCATAAGCAATACCTTGCATAGGTTGCGTACCTGATGTGTATTGCATAGGGATATCCATTTGGTACAGTACTTTGTCTATACCTTTATCAATATCGTCAGCACTTCTTACTTCAACAAAATTTAATGCGTTCTTAGCTTGTTGTTCAGAAGTTTTATATTCACGTCTAAAAACCATTAAGTTTTCTATAGGATTATAAATTGCTGACGTATATCTATCGTTAAATACATTTGGCATAACGTCTTGCATTTCGTTGCCATACGTCATTTCTCCGCTTCTGTATTTAAAGCGTACAAACTTGTTATTGTTGTTAGCGTCTAACACTGCTGAATAAATCCACAACTCATTGCCGATATATCTATAGGCGTTGTGTGTGCCGTGTCCGCCATTTTTAACTAGCAGTCTATCAATAAATTGTCCGTTAGGCTTCAATCTAGATAACATGTAATGATTGCCTGGACGCGCTTGTGTCATGTAAATAATTTTTGTTCTAGGGTCTACCCAAAATGATTGCATTACTGCGTTAGTATATGGCGATAAATCTGTGATGAATTCCGGTTCTTGCTCTTTTGGTTCAAATCGGTATTCTGTCGCTTGATATTCTTTATAGTGTTCATCTACAGCTTTCTCAACCTTTTTAGTGAAAGCATCTAGTGTTGAATAATCATGATACAAACGATCTTGCAATGTCTTATGATCATAACCAGTATTATCAACACGCGCGTCTTTTACTTCGTTGATACCGTCGCCGTTATGACCTAGTACCATATTGCTGAAACGGCCGTTTAGATACGTTAAAAAATCAGAGACGCTACTTGTGACATTTAAATGTTCATACTTTATTTGCTCTCCATTATGTGCAAATACCTCTTTATTTCTATGATATTCAAGAGAGAAATTAAAATCAGTCAGCATGTCTGAAATAAGCTTGAAATTATACTCATTTTCATCTACATATCTGTAATCGAAAACTCTACTTAAGTCTGTAATTAATTTGTTATCCATGTCTTCCTCCTTTTCTATCCGTAAAACTGGTAATAATTTTTAATAAGTTCGTACATAATAACTTCATGACCCCTCTCGTTCGGATGCAATCCGTCTGGCATACTTGATTTTCTGAACGCTGGATTATATGGCTTAAAATAATCTGTATGATAGGCATCATATACTGGTACATCCAATTCACTACAAGCCAATATCTGAGCGTTGACATAATCCTCTAACGTTAACCCTAATTTGTTTTTATCAGTATCTTTACGACGTATCGTTGTGCCACTCATAGGACATTGTCTAGTAGCTGTCATTACAAGTATTTTTGAAGTTGGATTATTTTTCCGAATAACTTCAATTGCAGAACAAAAGGCACCGTAAAACGTTTTTGTATCCGTTTTATCAGTGCCTATCGGTACACCTGCCCAATAACCATGTAACCAGTCATCATCTGTACCTTGTAATATGATTAGGTCGCCTCTAATTTGTTCTGCTTGTCTATAAATACTATTTTCAACGTTGTTTGTATCTGTAACAGTTGCCATAGTTGCGCCACCTTTTGCAAGGTTGGTCGTTTTCGCTTTTAATTTCTTGCCTAACATTTCTGTGAAATTAGTTTTTGCATGCGACCCTCTAGCTACAGAATCGCCAATCGTTCCAATTGTTTTTACATCTTTAATGTTTGATTTATCTATAAAATCATGAACGATAGTGCCGTCAGATGTAGTCACAGTTTTAGAGCTTACCTTCTGTTGTTTATCTTCAATCAAATCAGTTCTACTCATCAAATCGAGTGTTGATTTAGCTATTGACGCTACTTTAGACTTCAAGTTTTCTGCCGCTTTACTAGGATTAGAAAGGTTAACATCATTTAATCCAGAAACATAGTTAGCTGCAGTATTAACTTTTTTCATATATCGTTGTTCTCGATTAAACTCACCAAGCGTTACATCTTGCTTAACAATTACATTGTTTATACCCCTAATCGTTTTAACTTGTACTATACGGACTAAATCATTCAAACCTAGTTTGGTAGATTTTATTTGTACTATGTCTCCGGGTTGTGGGTCTGCTTCTGGATATGATTCTCTTAACACCAAAAAGTCCAAAGACAAAGATTGTTTTAACGACTTTTTCAATCTCGATTGTAATTCTTTATCCATAGTTTCTTGGTCAGTCACTTTACCATCTTTAAATGGTTCTGCGTGGATGTCGCCGTATATTTCAGCTAATGCACTTCTAGCTTCCATTACGAGCCCAGCGTGTTCGAATGTTTCTTCTCCTGAATAATTACCATATCCTCTAATGAAGGTGGCGAAATCACTTGCATCTTCCTCGAGTTTTATAGCGTTGGCGTTGACTTCGTCAGAAATAAAATAAGACGCTTTTTGATTTGCAAAAGGCGTCAATACAAACTTATATCTGTCTTTCTTTTTGTCATATGTGATCTTATATTCTAATCCAAAATGTTCCAAACCTTTTTTTAACATTTCTAACCTTGTGTCGCCTTCACCGCCGTTTTCAAACTTTGAAGATTTAACTTTGCCCTCGACTTCAAAAAGCATTCCAGTACCTTGAAACACAATGTTAAAATATCTTTCTACTGTAAAAGATCCTGTTACATTAACATAAATTCTATCAATCATTAACTTGTCTATGGGAATCTCTCTAGCAGTACATTCAACCAGTTGTCTGTCGCCTTCTGATTTCCTATCAATGACAGTTATTACATATTCTTTCTTGTCGTTTTCACCTTCGACATGACTAACAATCCATCTTTTCCCTATAGCGTTAATAACTTCATAAGTATATTTATTTTCTAGAATATCAAAAGTTAATACACCATCAGCATTAACTTTTTTCACTAAAGTTGTTTCTACTGGTACAGGTGCGCCATTACCTTTAGGTGGTCTTACAATTATTGTCATTCTGACACCTACTTATAATAAAATTTCAAATCAAACTGAACTTTTTGAACTGTTTGATTAAACTCAAATTTATTAGCTCCGTATTTAAATTTTGGTTGGGCTATGTTCGTTTCAGTGCTTATTTCGACACCGTTTTTATAAACTCGAAAGCTATCATAAACAATTTTGTCTCCAGCTTTTAGTTTAATCCCCTCAATTTTCATTATTTCAGCATGCGTTAAATTCCATACAAACGATTCTGTATCTTCGCCTAAAATAATTGTTATCTTTTTATACATGTTGAATTGGTCGTTAGGAGCACTACCATGATAGTAAACTGTACCTTTGCTCAAATTTTCAAATGTATACTTTCTTTTGTCTCCGCCTGCATGCCAATCAATATTAAAATCAAACGACCACAATCCAACCTTTTTGTTTTCTTCTAACTCTAGGCTTGTTCCAATACTTTCGCCGTATGGTAATTCTGTAGTTTCGAATTTTAGTTCAAAAGAAACTTTATTATCTTTTTGTTTAGGGTTTATAACTCCGTTAAAAATAACTTTATACTGTTTACCATTTACATAAATTTGTTGATCGTGTCTTGAATATTCATAATCCGGGAAGTTGTTTTTATCTAATTTCACGTAATCATCAGAAGTTGGTTGAGTAAACCTGTAATTCAACTCTTCTTTTCTTCTTATTTCTCGTAAATACATAGGTTCTATGTCTGTCGTTAACCTATACAACATATCTCGCATATAAGCAATGTCTGAACGATTTTTAACTTTACAAAAACAAGGAACAACTATATCTCTACTGATATAATTGCTCCCCATTAATATACGACCGTTCATATTTTCTTTGTCTTGATACTTTGTGTTGATTTGCATGCTATCAATTACTATATCGTTAACGATAAACCCGTATTCACTTAATTTGATTACAGTACCATCTTTTTTTGTTAATTCTATGTCCATTTGTAACCTCCTTTATAAGTAATACTCAGAATTGCGTTTAGCATTTCTGCCGTTAACAATACTAGTAAGCGCATCGTTATTGACATCGAATTCAACTTTAACAGTTTTCATGTTCGGTGATGTTTCAATAGAATGTGTGTGTTGTACTTGCGCATTTATATTTCCACCTAAATTACTTAAGTTTCCTGTAATACTAGAAATGTCAGGTGCGTTTAATGTAGGTTGAAATGCATCAACTACTTTATCTGCAACATTAGAAACATTACGGATAACTTTACTTGAATGATTATCTATACCTTTAACGAAACCTAGCATTGAATACACACCAACATCCATGAATTCACGTGAAGGTGAGTGAATACCCAAAGCACTTTTAGCTGCATCTAAAGCTTTCTTAGCAACATTTTTAGCCGCATCTACTAATTGGCCAGCCATTTGTCCAATACCTCTAATTAAACCACGGATCATATCAGCACCTGCAGACACAAAATCTCCTATAAAGCTTTTTATTTTATTTACTGCATTTGTCATACCTTGACTAACTTTGTTTACAACATTAACGAATCCTTGAATAACTCTATTAACAAAGTTAATTAGCGTACTTGTTATAGTAGATACCCATTGCATACCTTTAGTCACGATGAAGTTCCAAGCTTGAGACATTTTGTCTGATATAGTTGATACAACTTGTGTGAATATGCTTACAACTTTATTCCAAATTGTCGTTAATATACCAGATAAGAAACTCCAAATCGTATTCCATATATTAGAAATAAAACTCCATGCCGCTTGTAACGCAGTAGATATAGTTGTAGTGATAGCGTTCCAAACCTTAGTTGCCACAGTAACTATAGTGTTCCACAACGTTTGTAAGAACGTCCAAATAGCGTTCCAAATTGTCATTGCGATAGTCATAATTGTGGTAAATACTGTAGTTATTACAGTGACTAACAAATTCCAAATCGTAGTAGCGATTGTAATTATCGTGTTCCAGATTGTACTTAAGAATGTCCAAATAGCTGTCCATATCGTCATAACTATTGTCATTATCGTCGTGAAAACAGTTGTGATGATTGTAACTAAAAGGTTCCATACCGTTGTTGCAATAGCGATAATTCCATTCCATAACCCTTGTAAATAAGCGGCTATTTGATTCCAAACAATCATTATAAAATTGTATACATTAGTTACTGCTGTAGTGATAGCTTTTAAAATAGCATTCCATACAACCGAAGCTACAGTTTTCAACACATTCCAAACTGTAACCATAAACGTTTTTATCGCATTCCAAGCATTTATAATAAAGTTTCTGAATCCTTCATTTTTATTCCACAATAAAACGAATATAGCTATTAATGCAGCGATTACACCGATAACTATTGTTATTGGACCACCTAAAATACCAAACACAGTTACTAGTCCTGTGATAGCATTTCTAATTAATCCAATCTTACCGAATAACAATTGGAATATAACTGATATAATTTTTAATGGTCCTTTTAATAACATGAACGCACCTTTTAAAATTGTTAATCCCGCTCTTAATAAACCGAACTTACTTACTAACGCAATGATTCTACCTATTAATCCGCCACCCATAAAGTTAGATACAGCAAGAATAATCGGTATTAAAAATCTAAATGCACCAACTAAAGTTATAATGACACCAACTAATTGTGCTGTAGCTGGATGCGCCTCAAACAAGTTAGCTATCCAACCAGTTATTGCTACTGCAACGCGTAATACTGCACTAGCTATAGGAGCCATCGCTGTTGCGAATGCAACTAATCCTCTTGCAATGTTCCCAATTAATTGCATTATTAGTGGTCCATTTGTTTGTATATAACTGACAAAGTCTTTAAAACCTTGAGATTGACCGACTTGTTCAGACCATTCTCTAAATTTAACCGTCATTTGTTCAAGAGATTGGAAGATTCCAGTTGATGATCCACTGAATGCATTCATCAAATTGTTAATTCCAACGAAAACATTTTTGAAAATATTACCAATGATAGGTAAGTTTGTTTTTGTGTATTCAATAAAACGAGTTATCGAATTTTCTCCAGCTGCACTATTAGCCCAGTTAGAGAAAGATTGACCTAATCTATCCAACCAATCAGCCGACCATTGAAACAGTGGCGCTAATTGTGTGAATACATTGACTAATCCGTCACCGAAACCGCCTGCAGCACTTAATAGCTTGTTAAATACCGAAACACCCGTTGTATTCATCATATTAAAGAATCTTGAAGCTACACTGCTATTTTCAGCCCATTTAAGCACGCTTTGAGACGCTTCTTCCATTCCTCTTGAAATACCACTAAAAAATGGTTGTAAGCTCTGCATTGCAGTTTTAACAGTATTTAAACCATTTGCAAGAGTTGTGAAGATAGCGGATTGATTTTGCTTTATAATATCAGTCCATGCTGACTTTACGCCATCTAACGCTTTTTTGTATTCGTTTGTTGCTGAGCTAGCTTGTAAAGTGCCATCATTAAGCATCTTTATAGCGCTGATAGCCATTGCGCCAAATGCTACAAAGCCAGCGCCGGCTATTGCTACCGCACCACCTAAAGCAAGTACACCGCCAGTTAACACTTTGATAGCGTTTAATAGCGCAAATACTACAGGTACTACGCTCGCTATTACAGGTATTAAGATACTAAAAGATGAAGTTAGTAATCCACCAACCATATTAGAACCTACAGTACCGAACACACGGAACATATTAGCTAAATTCCCCATCTGTCTTTGGAAATTGTCGTTTGCTTTTATTATGTAGGCATAAGCTTTCTTTAAACCATTAGTATCGACATCTACCTTTGTTGTTTTTTTGTTCGGCAATGCGTCTAATGATTTTTTAAACGCATAAATAGTTGGTATAGAAAGCCCTGTATCTACATCTAGTCGAGATCTAGTTTTGTTTGGAATACTTTTAAGCTCTTCTTTAGTGCGTTTTATTTTAGAGTTAGCAACACCATTGTCCACGTCTATAATAGCTTTGGCTTTAGACCTGTTTAATGCTTCAAGACTAGCTTTAGATACTTTTAACACTCGATTGAATTTACTGTTATCTGCATTGACGTCAATACTGATACGCTTCTTTTCTAGTTCGGATAACTTAACTTCTGCTTCAGCGATATCTTTAGTTAACTTTTGTTTTTGTAGTTTAACCTCAGGGCTAGCTTCTTTGGAGTTAAGTTTGTCTAGTTCAAAATTTGATTCTAATATCTTTTGTTGTAAGTCTTGTATACTAGCATCTAATTTAGCTTTTACATTTTTGTTGCTAAAGGCATCTAAAGACTTTTTAGCAACCTTGATAGTTTTTTGTAATTTTTTATCATCAGCATTTAATTCGACATCTTTAGTTTGATCTGCTACTCGTTTAAATCTTTGCACAGACTTAACCGCACTATCGATTTGCCTTTTGAATTTGGCTACACTAGCTTCAATAGTCGCTTTAATTTTATATTCCGTCACATTAACACCTCTCTTTCTATTGCTTGTTAAATTCTGCTATAACTTTAAAGAATTCATTATTTTGTGGTTCGTATTCATCACGTTCGCTACTAAATCTTATATCTTTACCTTCGTTAAGCCGTTGGATATTTTCTTCATAAGGCAATACGTCGTTTGCGTTGTTAAAAACATATTCCTCTTTAGGTTTATTTTCTGTCCCAACATTTTTAGTAGCTGCAGCATCACGAATAGCAAACGCAAGTTTGTAACGTTCGAATTCTTGGGTTAGCATTTCATACTCTTTCGCATACATTCGATAGTTATATTCTGTTAATGTCATTTGCTCAATAACATTTAAATCTGTAATACCAAGTGTTGACATACAAGTGATAACGATTCTGTCGTAAGTTATTACGCTTCCGCTGGTTTCTCTTCCGCTTCCACTACTTCGACTAGGTTTCGGGTCATAGGTCGCTTTCCCAACTCCGTTAAAATATCCGAACCGAATTCTTCTAGTCCGATATTTTCTGCGATTTCATCTAATGCTTCATCAATGTTATTAATAGTAATTGCTTGTTTTTTTAAGTGAGATGTAGCTGCGATTAAAACTTCGCCAATCACAACCGGATTTCCACTTTCTAAACCTACAGGCAACATTGATACACCTTGACCGATAGAAGCTTGTTCAACTTTTAAACCTAATCGGTTATCGATTTCTCTTAAAAATTTAAAACCAAAACTTAATTCTAATGACTTTCCGTTAATTTCTACATTCATAACTTAAAATCTCCATTCATGATTAATTTAAACAAAATAAATAGGGCTTAACGCCCTATTTTTATACCTCTCCTGGTGTAACCGTTGATGAATCTACCTTAGGTTGTGGAATTGCTGTTAAATCTTCGCCAGTTAACGCATCTGCTTTTGTAGTGTCATGGAATCTGTATCCAGTCGCCTTAAGTTTCTTTGTTACAGCCTCAGGTAGTGTTGCAAATCCACGTTGGAAACGACCATTCACTCCATATTCATATTCATATTCATCAATACCGTTAGCTTCTGCTTTTAATTCAAATTTATTGTGGAAACCTTGGAAATATTTCGCTTTAAATTTAGTGGCATCTCCATTTTTGCCTGGTATTCTACTTTCAACTTCCCAAGCCTCATACAATACGCGATCTACAACTGCATCTTCAATTTCATCTGCAAAATCGTCACCATAAAACATTTTAGCAGTACCAGACATTGTTGACTCAACAGAACCACCAGTGTTATAAGAACCATCCATTGTATCCTCTGTATCTGTATCAGCTTCATGTGATAAGCCGTATTCAGTTAAAAAAAGCATTTTAGTAGCATCTACTTTTTCGCCAGCTTTTCTAAATAAAATAATACGATCATTACTATTTTTCATATTTGCCATTCAATATTCCTCCGTTTTTTAAAATGTTTTGTAAGATATCGTTACTGATGTGTGTAGCAATTCTTGATTGGTAGTATCATCAACTAACTGTGTGATGTTAGTATCTTCTTCTTCAAAGTCATAATCGTTTGTTTTAACGCTAGGTGTTAAATCATCAATACATCTTTTAACAAGTCCGTCATGATGTCCTAAATCATCACTTACACTCCAAATATCAATAACTAAATTCGTGTCACCAGAATAACTATCAAACGTGTATTTACTTCTGTTTGACTCCGGCATTTTTATTACAAAAAAAGGATACGGAATCTCTTGTTGCATCTCTTTACGAGAAATAACAGGGAATCCATATCCTTGTAGCGTTTCATACGCTTTATTATAAAGTTGTAAGTTCGGTGTCATGCTTTTATCTCCTATTCAAACAACGCTTTCAACTCTTCTACAGTCGATTTTCTTATTACCTCATATACTGGCCACATAAAAGGTTCTGCCTCCATGTATCGAGTACCAAACTCTAAGAAACCACTATAAGCTGCATGCGATGTGATAGTGTATTGCAAATCGCCAGTTTTTTTAAATCTGATATTGCGTGATAAATTACCAGTCCAATAACCCTTATTCATTACTTCTCTAGCTTTCAATTTAGCTCGTACTACATATTCTTTGGCGTTTTCCTGTAAAATATCATCTACATCATCATCAATGTTGGTTTTCATATCGTGAAATTGGTTTAACAGTGCGTCTAATCCATCTATATTCATCAATTGACCTCTTCGATATAATATGACGTTTCGTGTCTGTATATCCTTGTATCAACTATCTTGTAGCGAATGCCATTAACCAACACGTGGCTAACAGGGTAAGATATTGATTCTTTTATCCTCAGAACACTTACATCGTTTTTTACATCACCAAATTCAAGTTGCTTTCTTGCTCTAGAAACAGGATTAATATTGCATGGTATCGCATCATAAGTGATTAGTGTGTTTTCTTTTTTGCTAGTTTTAGGATTGTAAGTTGCTACTTGTTCTAATTGAAAAACAGCTCTATCTTCATATCTCAAAAGAACACAGCCTTCCCTTTTTTAGTTCTCGTTCTAGCATTAAAGTAATTATCAATAATAGCTTCATACTCCTTAAAATCATTTAATTCATATGAGTTGCTACGTCCATCAACCGCTTCTGATGTCATACCTTCAGCACCAATCCTGTTATATCGTTTAACTGCAACCTCTTTGATCATGTAACTAAATCTTTCGGGTATTTCTTCAACCTCAATTGGTAACATTGATAACAACTGGCTTTCACAACTTTTGATTATTTCTTCTAATTGTTCATCTTGCTTATTATCTTTAAGACCAATGCGTTTCTTAACGTCATCTAATGTAGCCATATAACCACCTACACAAGCGACTCAAAAGCACTAATAATTTCAGCTTTTGTTTGTTTTTCGTCAACATCTAAACTAGCAAGACTCGCTATTTCAATAAGTTCCTTTTTTGTTAACTTATCATCAACAACGTAAATCATTTGCTCATTGCGTTTATTTTCAACGCTGGCTAAAGATTTTATACGTTCATCTGTAGGATCATAACCTTTGCGAGGGTAGACATGCCCTTTCATATAGACATGTCTGTTATCTTCTAAATCTGTAAAATCTACTTTAACAATTCCAATGATTTCGGGCATGTTACCACTCCTAATTATTTATTAAACTTCTCCTGGAACTGAATCTGTTTTTTTGTCAGCAGGAACTAACTTAGCAAACGCTTTATCATCAGCGATATGCAATGCTACATGCATAGTTGCACGTAATGCCACCATGTCTTGTTCGAACAAGTTTACAGGTGTGCCATCTTCGTTTTTAACTGTAGATAATTGTGCAGTTTCATCGATTTTGTATTCGATTAATTGAGGGATACCATAAATCAACTTATCAAAGTCACCAGTAATTAATTCACCGCGTTTTAAATTGCTTGATTTAAGGTTAACCACAGGTAGACCATCTAACGTATCACTGTTACGGTCATAAATACGTTCCTTAGTTTCAGGATCTACAATTTTACGTAACAAGCTTCTGTTTTGTGTTTTTGAGATAAACGCATTTGCTTCTAATTCGTCATCTTCAAGTAATGCCTCTAAATCAATAATGTTATCTTGTGTGAAGTCACCTTTAATAACCTTATTAGTTTTTTCAATTGATTGCGCAATTGATTTACCGAATGGATTGTTACCTTGATTCAAAATACCTGCCTCGTCAAACTTTTTATAGAAAGCTTCAGCAATCATAGGTTTCATTTCTTCAAAGAACTGTGAATAAGTGTAATTCAAGAATTCTTTTGTTACAGGTAAGATAACCCCTAATTTAAACGCTCTCATTGTAGCATTAACCCAAGTAGCCTTAGACGTTTCGATTTTTTGACCTTCACCTACCCAGTAAGCACCTGGTTTATCAGCCCAAAAAGTAAACTTCTTCTCAGTACCTTCCATTGGTTCGTACTTACCTAATCGCATGATTTTTGAGTTTTCCATAACCTCTTGTAAGATAGGTGTTGTAAAGTCGTTTAACAACGTACCATCTTTCTTTTCGTGCATCATTACATTATCAGGGTTAAATACTTGCGGTTTAACATTGTTACTCGCAAAATGTTGTAAATTTAATTTTAATTTTTGTGTTTGTTCCATTTAAATGCCTCCGTTAATTTTTAATAATTCTTTTTTGTTTAGCAATTTCAGCCAAGTTTTGAGTTTTGTTTTTTGCCGTATGATTAAATGAATCCCCACCAGTCAATGGTGATTGTCTAGCGTTAACCTTAACCGCTTCATTAACCGCTTTTTTTACTGCATTAGAAAAAGCTTCAACATTCAATTTAGTTTGTTCAGCAGTATCTGTTACAACTAAATTAACAACCTCATCTGATGAATCAACTTCCGCTTCGCTTAACATTTTCCTTGCTTCTGAACGCATTTCATTTAATTGTTTTTCTGAGCGTAATTGCTCCAGCTCTTTTTCCAATTGTTTGCGTTCATATTCATCTTTTTGATCCTTGTTCATTTTCGCTAATTTAGCAGCTTCTTTAGCGGCTTCTTCTGCTTTTTCTTTTGCATACTCATCAGCTTTTTTCTTTTCGTGGGCTACACGACGTTCAAGTATTTCATCAACTTTCTTTTGTTGCTCTGGCGTGAAAGTTATTTCAGTACCTTCGTCATATTCTTTCTTATCAGGATTTCCTTTTTTACCATCTCCGCCTGGTTCGTCCGGATCATCTGATTGGTCTGCAAAAAATTGCAAATTAAACTTAAGTTTATTTTCTTCCATGAGATATACCTCCATTTATAGTCTGTCGACTGTTTTTCCATGCGTGCTTTTTATGTCATCAGCACGTTTTGGACATAAAAAATAGCCAACACAATTAAGTGCTAGCTATTAAAAGAGTGGTTCGTTATATTTCGGTTTTTCTTTATTGGCTAATACTGCCGACCTTACGCTGTCTAAGTTTGCATCAATAATAACTGTTTCGTTTCGCTTTTGTAACTCTTTACGTATACCTTTTAACTCTCTTGCTATGTCTCTAAGGTATTTGTCAGTATTGCTCATACCAATATCCTCCAAACACTTAATTTACTATCATACAATGCTAACTTGCCTTTAAAAACTTTTACTTTTAAATCAATCATCGCTTTTCACTTTTCCTCCGAAGTATTTTGTTTTTCGTTTCTTGTTTGGTTTTTTCGGCCACATAGATTTAGGTAGTAATGCACAATCTGAACGACAATTGATATGCATAGGGTAGAAATTAACACCAATTTTAGCGTCTTTAACTTTGAATATTTCTCCATTAAGCCCCTTGCATACTTTAGTTGTTCTACTATCAATTTTTGCAATATACATATAATATCCTTCCGGTGAAATTTCTTTCATGCTGTCAATACTTGATTGTGCGTGAACACGTGCCGATTCCGTATAAAGCAATGATTTAATTGCTGCAGTCTTTTGTCTTGCTGTGCCTTCGAATTTGTTTAGGTGCTTGCGCATATCTTTAACATATTCATTTGGATGTCGACCTCTAATAACCACATTAGCAATTATTTCTTCTACTTCTTGTTTCATCGCTTCAGTATTAGTCCATAATCGCTCTGACCAAACGACACCATGAAATTGTGTATCAACGATTGTATCTATAACTTCTTTAGCTACTTGTACACCTTCACCTAAAATACCCGCTTGATCACTGAACACACGATAAGCTGTTGATTCGAAATATTCCCTCATCGATAATTCTGTTTGAGCTGTTGCATAAGCAATTAAGAATTCTATTTGAATCTTTAACATCTGTTCTCTAGATACATACATCTTAGTGTTATACTTCTTTAATTCTTCATTTGCTCTATCGCTAAAGTCCTTGTTTTCGACCAATCTTTTTGCTTCTTCTTGAAACGCTTTTACATCGAACTCATCAATAATCTTTTGTGCTTCTTGTAATGTAACGCCTGCAAAATCTCCGTACTTAACAATAAACGCATTGATCTCTTTTTCAATGCGCTTAATCATCATATTCAATATACGTTCTATTTCTTCAGCTTTAGTTTTATCACGCTTCAACTCATTCTCGATTGCTTTGCGTCCGCGTTCTTCCCAATATTCTTGAGTGTTTTTGTTAGGCAATTACAATCATTCCTTTTTATCAACAGTATCTTTTGTATCATCATCTTGTTCGTCATCATTGATGTCTCTAGGGTCTTTATAAATACCTTTTTGAGCTTTTTTAATAGATTCTTTCTCATCTTCTTCTATTTTCTTGACTTCCAATTCAGGGTCTTGGAAGAACGAGAATAGAGACATCAAAGTTGTTTGACTAATCTTCCCGCCAGAATCAATATAAGCTTTTAATTCTTCAATCAATGATTTAGGTAAGTTTCTGTTGTATACGTATCTAACAGTATTGAAATCTTTGTTAGCGTCAATTGACCGTGTATTTTTTAGTATTGTCTCTAACAACTTAGCACGACGTCTTAGTCCTTTAGTGAACAATCCTTCTTTAGTTTTAGTACGTTGTTCTAATCCGAATAATTTGTATTTCATTGCCTCGCCCGATTGAGTGCCGCTAAAGTTATCATCTTTCATGTTAGGCGTGTTGGTAAACATGTGTATATCACTGTTCAAACGGTCTTTATAAGCTTCGGTACCTTGTACATCGTATTGCTTATAAATATAACCACCGTCAACTGAACCTTCTGTTTCTCTACCTTCGCTATCAGCATAAACAGTCGGTTCTAAAAACAACACGTTAGCTTCCTTTTGTTTTCTAACTTCTACAGGATCTAAATTTAAATTACCTTTAATAAGTAACATAGCGTCATTTAAATCACTCATATAGTTAGCGGTATCTGATTCAGCATTATCATACAAATCAATTAAAGTGATTACTTTCTCGTAATCTCCTTTTCTTCTTTCGTTATTGCTAAATTCTGTAATAGGCATGCGTTCAAATGAGTGAGATTCAAAACTGTTTTCACGTGGTGTGAGCTTCAATCCACTTGTTCTACTGGTAAGATATCTATAAACACCGTTAGAAGTAAATAAATCAACTGTAAACACTTCATCTTCGTCAGTCTTGTCTATTGGTTTAGTTCTTAAATATCTAACGCCTGCGATACTATTACGTTCAATTGTATTGTCGTATATGACAAAAGTGCTCATCGCATCACTCTTGTATAAACGAGTTTCATCATCTTGATTTCTAATCATTAACTCATAAGCTTTACCATAAATTGATAAGTCTAATCCTAGAGATCTATTGTGCGACTCAACATCATTTAAATCATTGAACGCCTCAATAGCTTCTAATACATCTTTGTCATCATCTTGATATTGAATTGGATTACCCAAGAAATAGCCGTTGATAAAATCGCTAATATAAGATGCGTAATCATGCGCTACACGGTTATCTGCCATGTACTCTTCTTTGCGTCGTGTTAACTCAACTAAGTTCTTAGTTTTACCTTCGTAATAATCACTTAACACTTTCAATCTAGGTCGTTGGTAATCCATGTGATGTTCAATGTATTTACTTACTTCATTAACGTTTTGTAATAAATCGGATTCCGTCCCGTCATATGTGTAAACAACATTGGCTTCATCATTAAATAAGTAATTTATGTTTCCCTGTAGATCTGTATCTGTTTCAAATTCGTTTACTTTTAACATTTGTTCCCTCCTATAATCCTAGAGATTTTATTGTGTCAACTTTCGAACTGACATTTGTGCGTTTTCTAACCGGTCTGTAGAATCGTTCTACTGAATAACGCAACGAATCGATACAATGATTGTATGTATCTACTGGTTCATTGGTATATTCACCTGTATCTTTGTCCTTTTGCCATGTGTAGTTGTCAAACTCTTCAATAGTCTTGAAACAACGTTCATCAACAATGATTTCAAATTGCATTAAGAATTGTAACCCTTGTACAACCGAGCCCTTCCCTTTTTTGGTTGGTAAAATCCTTTTAAGCCCTAGATTCCTTAATTCAGCTATACTTTTTTGTTCTGCACTATCTGCTGTAATTTCTTCTTTAGCATAACCAAGTTGCTTTATGACATTAGCTATTTCATCATTCAGCATACCTTGTTTAACATACTCTTCAATGATGTATAACTTCTTTTTCTTTACATCTATTTTAGAATGTATAAAAGCACTAGGATCATTAACGTAGCCAAAGTCCAATCCAAAATAAGAAGGTAAATGTCTTAACTCATCTTTATTTATTAAACGTTTTTCATACTTAGGGAAAACCAATTTGTCTAGTGTAGCAAATTCACCTAACGCATAAATTTTGTAATATGCTGGATTACGATTTGCTAACAACTCTAAGTTTTGTCGTGTCATTTCATCAAGAAACTTATTATCTCGATAACTAGATTGTCTAATCATGACATTTTCCATTGGTTCACCATGTTCAAAGAAATACTTATAAACCCAATTCAGTTTAGATACTGGGTTAAACATCAAAAATATTTGCTTATTCACGTGTTTACGCTCCCTCAAACGCAACGTTAATTGCGTGTAATCATTTAGTGTGAATTCAGACGCTTCTTCCATGACTATGTCTGATATGCCTTTTATCGACTTTATTTTCTCTGGGTTATCTAATCCTTTAAACAAAAAAACTGCGCCGTTTGGCAATTCAACTTTGTTATCAGTCTTATTCCAAAGGCACATGTCCCAAATACCGAAGTTTATCAAACAATCTTTGACATCTTCGAATAAACTATCTTTAATTGTTGATTGGACTTTTCTAAGCCATAGTATACGCCTAGGATATTTCCAGTCTTGCAATGCTTTGAGTACAACTTTTTGTATAACGCCGTGAGACTTACCGCTCGAACCTCCACCGTAATGTACTTCAGTGAAGTTATCGTAATTGGTTAGTATTTCGAATATGTTTCTATTGAAAACATTAGACGGTTTGTTAAAGTTTAATTTAACTTTCGTCATCGTACTCACCAATATTAATCTCAATATTCTTCTGAGTAATTTCTTTTTTATCGATATACGCACCATGTACTTTTAGTATGTGGTCAATAGATCTCTGACGCTCTTCAAAAGTTGGTGTGATTGTGTAAGTAACCTCTTTTTCCACTTCATCGTTTAAATGGTCATATTTCTTACTGTAAGCCTCTTGAGGTTCTCCTCTAGCAATAGAAGCAGATAACGCTAAAGCTTCTGTAATACTCATTAAACGCTCTTCTTGTATCTGTTCTAATCGTTCTTTAATATATTCCGAAACATTAACATTTCTTAACAATCGACTTGCTAAAGACTCTGCTGTTTTCTTACTATAACCTGCTGTAATTGCTGCTTTTTTACCATTACATCCATTCATTATATATTCATCTGCGAATCTCTTTTGTTTTTCGTTCATTTCATTTACCACCAACTCTCGCGCTATACGCTTTTTAAAATTAAAAAAGGGATTGGCTATAATCAGCCAACCCACATAGATCCTTTATTCCTAATTGCGATAAGGGAAACGCAGTAAGATAGTCAATATCTTACGCTATCATATTAACACCGAAAGTGACGTTATTTTTCCAGACTTTTTCCAAACTTAATGTATTATTCCTAATTCATCTGCTAACCTAACTAGTATATCTTTCCTCATATCATAAGCGGTAGATTTACTTACATTTATTTCTTGTGCCACACCAGTTAGATTTAATGTTCTAGGTTTTTTGAAATAATAAAGTTCCATAAGTTTTTGAGTCTCTACAGTGCTGTGATTATACACAACCTCTATAGCCGACTTCATTCTAGCTAATTGTGATAATCTTCTATCGTTAACGACCCTAATAGCTTTTATTTCGGTTACACTTACATTACTTTGAACCCTATCTCCACCGATATTAGTATCTTGTTGACTCCACGGGTTTAAAACTTCATCTCTTACACGCGCTATATCTTTATCGAAGTAATTGTAATTACTTAATTCGCTTTCCAAGTATCTTTGCGTTGATTTTCTCAAACTCATTTGTTTAACCCCCGTTAATCTTCAAAATGTCTCAATCTACTTCTTAATATCTCTATCTCTCGCTCTTTAACTTTCACTTCACCTTTTAACTGTTCAGCTTGCAACATCACACCAAACAATAAGATGACTAATAATATAATTGCTATGATGAACCACATCATCTACCCAACCTCCTCTAAATTTGGTTTATATTTTAATACACGGCCATTTAGAATTTCGGCATCTATTTTAGCTGATAATAAATTGTCATATGATTTAGCTTCGAAAATATTATTAGTTATAATATATGTGGTCCTTTGCGCAAACGCATCTGTATGTTTTTTTCGAAAGTACACACCGTCATTTAACTCGACGATATATTCGATTGGTCTGTTTTCTTTTTTATAATTATCCAATGCTTTTTCGTTCTCTTTTATATCACGTCTTAATTCACCAATTTTCTTACTCACTTCAATTCGTCTATACATTGTATATACACATGCAATGAATATAACAATGTTAGTATAAAAAAATATCCAGTCCATCTACTCTGACACCTCCGCCCTCATCAAATCAGACTGATCGCTCAACTTTGCGAAGTCACTCGGCGCCTCTACATCATCATTAGCCGTCATCATAATATATACTTGCTCAGTTACATACTTACCTAACTCGTACATTGCTAGTAAGAATAATAATCTTAGTATTTGCTTAATCATTTCCCACACTTCCTTATATTTTCAAATAACTGACTCACTTTAATAATTGCATCCCTTTTAACTTGTTTCTCGTACTTCTCTTTCGCTTCTTCTTTACTCTCTGCCTCAACAACTGTAAACCTTTGATTGCTATTAGCTTTAGTTATGTGTGTATGCTTGCGTCCTGTTGAATCTTTGAATGTTGTGACTAAGTATTGTGTCACTTCCCCAAAACCTCCTTGACTCGATCTAAGATGTCTTTACACGTATCCTTTTCCTGCGTCTGCTGTTCCATCTTGTCTTTCGTGGTTCCTTTTCATTTTCTTTTTGTATGCGTCAATGAGTTGATCGATAGTGTAGTAGTTGTTCGCTAATGCAAACGGTAAAAATAAGTTGCTACTATATGGACTTTCATACATTTCATCTATAGTTGACATAAATTCATCTACTACATCACTATCGTTAAAATCGATTTCAACTCGTTCTATATAGTCGTTAAAATCTCCGTCATCTAAATAACCCAAAATTTCTTCCATGTTATCTGCTTGTTGATTAGCAATACTCAATCCAAACGCTAACATGTCTGCTAACTCGTCTAGCTGTACGTCTAACGGTTTACCTGGTTTCTTCTTCCAATTCTTGAACGTTTCCAATGTGTTAAACCATTCAAAGAATTCAACCACATACGCAATCTTGCTATCTCGTAAATTTAGTGTTGGTATTCTATCGTCAAAGTCCTTTTGTATTTGTAATAACTCTTGTAACTGATCAATTGTTAATGTGTTAGTCATTTTCCTGCTCCTCCTCATATTTATAGACCACTTGCCCCGTCATAATCCCTACTGCTTCATCAAGACCAATATCTTCTTTGAGTGCATCTTGCATAGCATTAGGTAAACCCTCAAGTATTTCATCAAACGCTTGTGCTTTCTTATACACGTCCTCAATCTCTTTTAGCAATCCCTCTGTGTCATTGCCGTTATACGCACTAGCACTTATAACGGATTGTTCAATTTGTTCACGATTATTCATTAGTGTCATCCTCCATAAAATTTTATTGTTTAATTCCATTCCAAATTTAACTTTTTCATCATCCACACTCTCCTTGATGATATATCCCATTTCATCAAAAAACTCATCACTAGGTATCTCATCTTTTTGCGGATAAAACTCAACTAATTTATCAAATGTTTTTGCTTTTTTCTTAACTTCCGCTATATCCTCAATAAGCTCATCTCGTTGCTTCTTGTACTCATCACGTTGTTCTTTATAGAACTGTGACTGGACTCTGAAATGATTTATCGCACTCTGTGCATCAGTAATTGAATCTACTTTTTCTGCTCCGTATTTCTTAAAGTAACTTAACAAATCTTCTTTAGTTAGTTTTGTCATACTACCAACTCCCCATCTTTCCAGATTAACGTCATAGTTTTATCTTCGTTTAGTATATAAAACGCTCTGGAAGTACCGTCTATCAACTCCCTGATTGAATCATTTTCATATAATTGAACACCATCAATATCATTGAGTTCTACTAGACAATCAAACTCAGTATCTTCAGTGACTTCCTCTTCAATTTCTACAGTAAAGATATCCTTGTCTTTTATTAAACCAAAATAAAACCCACGACCATCAGCTGAAAAAATTGCTTCTCTATACTCTTCAAAACAATCTATGCTATCTGGTTGAAACACTTTACTTTTAACTTGTTCAGGATTATCCCATCCCCATTGTATTAACTCAGGTAGTGTTATCTTCTTTTCTTTTTTAATCTTTGCCATCATTTCCATCTCCTCAAAATAAAGTTAGTTGCTTCTGTTCCTCGTATTCCAAACCATGTTGCTTTATATATGTTTCAAGCTCTTCGGCTGTATCAAACGTCTTTTTCACGCCTTGCCAACCTGGTACGATATGCCCGTGAAAGTAATAAGTGCCGTTTACTACATGGATATGTGCCACTCGCTCGTTATCCTGATACAGATATCTCTTAGATCCAAAGAATTGATTTAGGTATTCTTTGCGTGCGTTATCTGTCATGGTCATCACTCCCACAAATCAAACACTCTATCGACGTAAAACTTCGCCTTTGCTAAATCCTCGTGTCCGTTTTTTAACGGTGCTCTAGACAAGTATTTGATTGCATTACCTATTGCGAATGCTAGTTGTGGTGGATATTGCGCCGTAACTTGTTCGATAAAATCTATAATTTCAATGTCGCCGTATGTGTAGTGCGCTGGTTGCTTAACGTTGTCTTGCATTTCGTTCATATCTACTTTTCTGTTACTGATTATGCTCATTAAGCTTCACTCCATTTCTTGAACATTTGGTTATAAGTGACATCGAACCAGTACGGATCACGTGAATGTTTTTGTGGTACATCAAATAAATGCGGCTTCTTTCTTCTTAGCTCTGCCTCTTTACGTCGTTGCCTAGCTACTTCACGTTCTCTAGCCTCTCGTTGCATAATTCTGGATAACACGATTTCTTTATACTCAGCTAAGCGCATGCCATAAGGTGTGTTTAAGGCTTCTAACAACGCCCAGCCACCACGTACTCTTTTTGCAACCATTCCGGGAGTTAACCCGTTCTTTTTTATCAATTCATTTTCATGTTCGGTAAATTTATATGGCTTACCGTTAATCTTTACGATACTCATTTATTCCACCTCTATATATGCATGTCTTATTGTTATGTTGTCATACTTTAGTAATTCATCCGGATTGTCATCTAAGCGCTTTGCTAGCATATCTTTTTCGTTATCCACATCATCGAAATGCTGATATTCAACTTCTGTAGGTATCCTTATATCAATCGTTGCGTTTATATATGCTTGTTGTTGCATTAAATCACTTCATTTCTCTTTTTCTTTTACGTCTGACTTTCACTAAGTCCTCATATACCATCCATTCTTGACCTGTGTATTTAGGCGCTTTACATATCCACGTTAAATTCACATCTTTATACTGATATCTGAATATCTTCGCTTTGATGTTGGCAACTTCAGTCGCCTTACCTTTAACGTCTATAACTTCAACCAGTTTCCCTTCCTTCCACAAAGAGAAATCGGCTATATACGTAATCGGTCTTTGCTTCCCAAATTTAGGTTGTAGTTCGAATTTCGGTTGTAGTTCGATACGATCATAGTTAGTGCCATTCATATTACTTTCTAAATATTGGTAATATTCACATTCTACTTTGCTATCAAATACAATTCCTTTGTACTCAACTTTCTTAGCGTTGTATTTACTCATCGTCCACCTCTAAATATCAAATATCGTCGCTTGTAATCCTAGTTCTTGCTCATATAGAAGCCCGTGAGCGCCTTTAAATCGTTTTAGGTCACTATCAGTCATAATTTTCTTTTCGTCGCTGAAATGGGCTCCTGTGAGCGAATAAACCTCATTTACGTTGTCTTTATACTTGATGACCTTAATATCTTCCGTGCCATCTTCTCGGTATAAGTAATATTTTTCTTTCAGCATTTTTAACACTCCTTAATATTCGACGATAGCGGGGCGTGTATGACGTTCTGCAAGTTTTTGGATAAATAGGTCATATAACTTATTTTCATCGCCCTGTGCCTCGTCTATGAGTTTCTGAGCGTACATATCTGAACACTCAAGTTTTGTTTTTAAAAATTCTTTGGTTACCATGTATCTCTCTCCCTGAAATCATCTCCGATTACTCTTACTTTTCTTGCATTGTGTTTCATTCTTGAATTGATACGTTGCCAGTTCATATTTTGATTTAGTTCTTTATCACTAAAGTTAGTTGTAAAGATGTTGTTTTTACCTACTCTGTTATCAACAATGCTGAAAAGTTTATTTAAAGTGTGTTCTGTGTTTTCTACACCCATATCATCTAGTACAAGTAAATCAATATCGCTTAACAATCTGACTAACTCGTCTGTAGTCTCTACTGCACTTTTGTTGTATGTCGCTTTGATACGATCCATCAACATTGGTATGTGCATAAAAGCAACCGTATGCCCTTTAGATTTGACTGCTTTTGCGATAGCGTATGCTAGGTGGCTTTTACCAGTTCCGTATGAACCTTGCAATATTAATGATTTTGACTCTTTTGTAGAGAAGCCTTGAACGTACTCTATTGCTGTTTGTTTAGCTTGTACTTGTTTTTCATTTTGTGGCTTATAGTTGTTTACTGTTGCATTTCTTAAAGCCGGATTAACATTTGATTGATTAAAAATATAATCAAGTTTCTTTTGTTTATTCCTTTTGTATTCTTCATAAGCCAATCTTTGAATTTCACATTCGCAACCATCTTTGTATTCATATCCATTTTCAAACTTATATAAGTCATATTGATGCCCACATTTATCACAATTCTGTCTTAGTATTACTTCGATTGGTTGATATTTTTTTAAACTCTCGTTTATTTTTTCGTTGAATAACGGTTTCATAAGATCCTCCTAGTCCCAATAACTTTCGTCGTACTTCATACGTTCCAATTGATCTATGCCAGTTTCTTTAATCTCTTCGCTATAATCATTCATATAGCTTTCGTTAGTTAAAAATGTTTTAGGGTACTTTTGATATTGTTTGTCTGTAATAGTTTTTAAATACTCTCGAGTACCTTGCATGATTTGCTCAAAAGAATGTTTCTTTAAGCATGATTTGAATTTAGTAAAAGACATCTTCTTATCTTTCTTCTTGTCGTAAAGTTTCCACCATTCCTCAAATTGCTCATGCGTAACGTCAGTTGCGCTATTATTTGAACTTAAGTTCTTATCTATATCTTTTTCTTTATCTCTTTCTAATTCTTTATCTAATTCTTTATCTTCTTCTGTTGCGTGACTGTCACGTGACGTCACGTGACCATTTAGCAATTTTCTGTTGTTTTCTCGTTGCTTTTGTTTCCTCAACCTGTTCTGCGCCCTGATTTTCTCGAGTCCTTCGATGTTTTGGTGCTTTTCCCAGTTTGTCACTTTTATGACACCATTAACTTTTTCAATCATGCCCAATGTCTCAAAAGTTTGAATTGCTAACCTTATTGAGTTAATAGGTCGGCTAAACTCATTTGCTAACATTTCTTCGTTATACGGCAAGTTTTCAGATAACATAATGTAACCTTGTTCGTTGTACTTTCCTGATAAAGTTAGCAACTTAACCCAAATGGTTATGATCGTATCTCTTTCGGGTAAAGCTTCGATATATTTGATTTTGCTGTCATCAAACATGCCAACTTTAAGTTTTATCCACGATACTTCTCCCATTGTCTTCTCCTTTCAGCGCTTTTATTTTGTCCGGTACTTCCCAGTTAGATATGAATTCTTTAAGTTCATCTGTCATAGGTACGTCGTTAAGGATCGCGTCAGATCCATGCAGGTATGACGAACATTTGTTGTAAACTAATCTCGCTTTGTTTAAATCGTCATATCCGCCTAACGCTATATAGTTGCCAGAATAAAATATTTTTGAATAATATCTATGTTTTATTTTGTTTATTCCTCTTAAATTGTTTTTATCAGTTCCCCTCTTCAATTGCTTTATGTTTGTTTTATAGTTTCTTTTTTTCAGCCTATTATCTTCTCCAATTATATTAAGGTAACCAACACCACCCCAATATTCATTAACTGCATTGTTGTAAGCTTTTGCTGCTTCATCTTCATTTACAAAGTGACCTAAGTTTTTGGTTTTTTTATCAACAGCTATACATGCATACCAATTATTATTTTTTTTATCCCATGAAACGCCTTTATATTTAGATGAATTGTTACACTTCGCTTTGCTCCATCTTGTTTTATTACCTTCAGTTGTTAGATTTTTTCTTGTGAAATCATTGTTTTTTATTTTTTGGAAACTTTTTTTTAGAATAAAATCAGGTAAATGCTTTTTATCACTATTCACAATCATTCTGTAATTATCTTTAAAAGCTTTATGCCAAGTATGCTGATTAACTCTCTCGTAATCTTCATCATCAACTAAAATTTCTTCTCCATCTTGTAAAAATATCGATTTAACCATTATTCTCCTCCTTTCAACATTTTATTGAGCCTCTCATCAACTTTTATCCACGAGTCATGCAAGTGATATTTATCATCAAACGACTTAACGCCAATCGCATGTTGCTCGTTGTGATGTTCGCGACATAACGCTAATACATGTTTGTCGTAGTGATTCATCTTGTTTCTGTTCATGCCTCTACCTACTGCTTCGTAATGTGCTAGGTCTGCGTGAGGCTTTCCGCATATTACACAGTTGCGGTTGATTGTAGCCCAATATAATAACGCTTTATCTTCGCTTAACAACTTACTCGTTTCTACACTCATAGGTATTTGATGATGAAACATAAACGCTATAATCAGTTCTATTAACTCCCTTGCAACTTTCATAGAACAGTCGCGCAGACTGATTTCTTCATAACCTTTCATAATTTCCAATTCTGTTTGTAATAATTTTCTAGTTGATTCTACTGGTTCGCCCCAGTGAAGTTCTATATCTCTACACATTGCGAATATTTTTTTGCGTTGTTCTATAGATAGTTTTTTATTGTCCGGAACCTCTACTTCTGCTTTTAGTGGATATCCGTTTTCTAGTAAGTCAATGTGACTTTGTTCAAGTTCAACACCAGTAGCAACGACGGAATAAGTACCGTCATTGTCTTTCTGGTATCTTGTAATGTATTGCATTTAAACCACGTCCTAGAACGGTAAATCATCATCATTGATTTCTATTGGACCATTAGCATTAGCGAATGGGTTTGATTGTTGACTCATAGGTGTCTGTTTACCATTTGCTTGCTGTTCTTTTTGTTTCATCTCATCAGTTTTAGGTTCTGGTTTATTAACTACTTCATCGTCTTTATTCCAAACTTTTACATATGAGAGTCTTACAAAATACTTGCCTTGTTCCTCGTTAAATTTATTTTTAAGTACAATAGTTCCGATTTTGTTAATTAATTGATCTGTGTCAAAAGTTAAATCTGGTAAGTTCAATTTAATTCCTAATCTACTAAGTAACTCGATATATTGTTTTTCTTGATAATCTTGTTGGAATGGTGGGACGAATTGGTTGTGTTTGTATTGTTTACCTTCGTTGTTTTCAAAAACAATCGTGAAGTATCTGTTTTCTCTGTCGTTAAACTCGACATTTGCAACTTTTACTGTAAATTCTCCAGCTCCTAAAAAGTCCCCACCTTTCATGAATGCCTCTTGATTAGTTTCTTGAATGTATTGTGTTCTACCAGTGATTTTCATAATTTTTATACCGTCCTTTTAATTAATTTTTAATTACCATTTCTAATTGCTTGTACAACATCGTTAATACTTGGATTAATGAAACGTTTGTTGTTAATTTTGATGTTGCTTGAGTGTCTTATCTTTGTCTCGAATAAATTTGATGGTTCAGCGTTAAGTACATATTGATAAGTTTTTTCGCCGTCTTGCTCATGTTCTTCTATTGTCATTCTTGCTAACACGTCAGATTGACTGATGACTGCTTTTTTTATTTGGTCTTGTGCCTCTATCGTGATTGTTGGATTGATAGTACTTCCCTCATCATCTTTGTCTTTGTTAATGCCCTCGTGTCCGCTTATAGCAAGATGAAATTGATAATGTTCTTGTAATTTAGAAATATAACGATAAATACTTACAATGCGTGTAGCACACTCGCCCCAATCATTAAATGTCGGTTTCTTTGATTTACCGTCCATGATGTCGTCCATAGTGATATCACGTAACTTTTGGATTGTTTCAATCACTACAACATCAATTTGTTTTCCGTTTTCTCTTAGTTGTTCAATAATTTTAGGCAGCATTTTAATCACTGCACTAAAATGCTTATAATTCTTAATCTGCACAACTGCCCCATCTTCTGTTACCGTTGTTCCGTCCTCATTTATATCTAGTACTAAGGCATTGTTATCTTTTGTTAAAAACGTAGTTTTACCAGTACCGAACTTGCCGTATATCGCAAATTTATAAAACTTGTTTGCATTTTGTTTGCTGATGTCTTTTACACCTAGTTGCGTTAAAATATCGACATCTTGATTAGTTTTTTCAGTCATCTATTCTCCCACCTTTACCGTGTATGACGTTGGTTTCTCCACAATGCTAGCACCCTCTAAAACTTCGCCGTTTGCGTCAATCAATGTGCCGTTTTCAGTTACATTGAAATCTTTCTTAATGTCTGATTGGCTAAGTTTTTTAGTTACTTTTACATAGTTGTCAAAACCTCGTTGCTCAAGTTGTTTAATGACTTCTTGCTCATTGCTAACTTGAATGACTTTTGAACCTTTTCTGGCTGTCACTTTTCCGTAAGGTGTATTCAACTTGAATTTGCTATCTTGTTCTTTTTGTATTCTGTAATATTCAATTACAAGGCTTTGTAAATATTCTTTGCCACTCTGTAATTTTTCTACTTCTTTATCTTTCCATTCGTTTATGCGTTCAATTTCTTTATTTGCTAAATCGTTGATTTCATTCTCTTTAGTTGTGATTGCATCCAGTTTCTTAAAAACCCAGTTAGCACTGTCTAGATCAGTTACTTTGAATCGGTCGTCTTGTTCGAATGTTTCTAATTCTCTCTCTTGTAAATCATTCACTTTTCATACCTCCTACCATTTCATGACTAAGTTAATTAGTCTGTCCTGTTCGTCTGTGTGTTCTTCAATCCATTCATCTATTGCTTGGTTAAATAAGTCTGATGCCATATCTAAGTCGTTCTCATCTACGACATAAGCATGTTTAATTGGTATGTTGTTCATATCTTTAATTTGTATTGATATGCCCATATGACCTTTTAAAATGGATAGCTTAAAATCGAATCCGTTAACATGAATATTTTTGCGTATGATTTCGCCTATTTCGTAATACATCTTGACTTCCTCCGTTTTTCGTTTTATATTGAACACGAATTAATTTTGTTAATCGTTTGTCACTGTTACTTGTTGGCGCAAGTAGCAGTTTTTTTATTCTTCATAAAAGTATTCCTTATAAAATATGAATGTCGCTATGCTTGCGAATCCTGCAATTGACCACGCTGTAGTGAAGTATAGAAACGGCATAAGTACAATCGCTAAGACTGTGAAGCATAGTACTGCTACTAGGTAGCTTTTATAAATGTTACTCATTTTCTTTTTTCAACTCCTCCATTATTCTCTGGTCTGATAAGTCGTGATAAGGGAATTTTTTCCTAGCTAATTGGACTGGTATTCTGCCTCGAATCGCAATGTAACCTTCGTCTTCAAGCTCTTTATTCAGTTCTCTTATTATTTGTCCTGCTTTGGATTTAGAAACAGATAAAATTACTGCAAGTTCTTTAGCTTGCAAACTATTTTTTATCATATCTATTCCTCCTTTTTATTTTTGTGTTGTGTATAATTTAGTTATCTCCTAGTGAAAGGAGGTGATAAGTATGGAATTTAATGATTTTCAAAATTTCTTTGGTGAACTTAGTAATCAAGCCGAAAAAGAATTCGGTGGTGACAGTGACTTTTTTAGAGATAGAATAAATAAGTTGAAAGAAGATGCTCCTGAAAACGTATCTTACGAAATTATTTATTCAATAGCTTTATACGAAAGCTTAAAAGCTCAACAAGATATGAAAATTTTGAATACAGTTAAATATCTTTTAGATCGTGACTAGCAATATCCAACAATGATTTGCTCTGAGCATTATTAATTTTTGGATAATCAAAATTTCTAAGTTTAAATCTTGTGTTTTTCTCAATCTTTACAACCTTCCACGTCACAACTGCCATTGTGATGAGGAGGGTTGTTTTGTATAGTGTGTTCATTGATAATTCCTCCTATTAAGATTTTTATTTTTCTCCTAAAAACTTATTAACAAAGTATTGTTGTCCTTTGCCTGTTACTTTTGGCGTCTTACTAATTGATGTGTGACCGTCCGAATGTGTAATTGATGTTTCTTTAATTTCGAATAACTCACGTTCCATTGAATACTGTGTAGGCATGTTGTAATCCACACCCTTGCGTTTAATAAGGAATCCGTTTTGACGTAACCACTCAAACAATCTGCGTTGCCCGATGTTTACACCGTTTTGTTTAATGATCTTCGCTAACTCTCCAACTAAAATTGATGTCTTAGTAGTAGCTACTGCGTCCGCAAATACAATCTTTGGTTTGTCGCGTTCAATCTTTGTTTCTAATTGATTGATTGTGTTGTTAGCAATTTTTAAAGCACGTTGCATAATCATTTCTGGGCTATTCCAAGCTTTTTCAACTTGGATGAAATACTCTCTAAAATCAAAACCCTTTTCTGTACCTGACATCATCGCAACATGTTTAGCTACATCAAGTGTTAAAGCATAATCTTCTAGTTGTCTTACAGCTCCGTTATTAACAACCGTACTTGTAAGTACACTTGTAAAATCTCTGTTTTCTTTAAAATGCTTTAAGTTAATTTCTGCCCAAGCGCTAAAACGTTTTTTGACTTCCAAAGCCTTGTATAACTCTCTTGCACTGATTGCGATTTCTCCATTTTCTTTTTCTTGTATGTTGAACATTTCGCCGATGTTCGATTTTGTTTGTAATGCTTGCATTTTATTTCTCCTTTACATTAGCGATATCAACTTGTAGTGCATCGCATATTTTTTTTACTGTGAGGAAACCGGGGTTTTTAACCTCTGTTTCGATAGATCGAATTGTCGAGTTTTGTAATTCCGTTAGCTTCGCTAGTTGATAGCGTGTTATCCCCTTTTCTTCTCTCAATTCTTTTAAGTTCAGCATCTTACCACTCCTTATTGTCCATAACGATATTTCGTTATATAATTAATCCAACCCCACTACATTGGGAGGTGATTTCCTTGCTTATGCCAGGTTTTAAATCATCCTGTGGTTTTATAGGTTAGTAAGTCTAAATTAGAACATCGTTTGTTGTGTTCCACAGTCAACCAAGAGACGTTAACTAGGGTATGCGTACTAGAAGGTAGTAACTTTTAGGACGCTAGACTTTGACGGAAAACCTAAGCACCATACAGGGCTGGGGACGATACCAGCAAAAATTGTGCTGTTAGTCGTAGTAATTAGAACCGAACAAAATTTCCGTAACACATACCTTCTACGACAAGGTGTGTGTTTTTTTATTGGAAACAAAATGTTTGTAATGCTTGCATAATATTTATGCTCCTTTCATGTATAATGTTGTTATCAAATATTTAAGGTGGTTATTCTTATGGAATTCATACAATCTACTTTGTTTTCAAACGTTGTAGCTTTTCTAGCTTTAGGTCTATCTGCATACTCAATTTTTTATACTCGTTCTCAAAATAAGTTCAGTTTTGTTATTAGCGATCTTAATTTCTACTATGAAAATAATTTTGTAGAATTAAATTTTGTCGTCGCTAATGACTCGTCTAGAACTCATACTTTAGAAGAATTAATATTTTTAGATAAAAACAAAAATGTTTTAACACCTATTAACGTAGTATTGGAATCTGATGAATATTCATCTCTCGGTATATATAATCCAAGTTATTTGCATGCTCCAATCGATAAACAATTAGATAAACCAGAAGTTATGATAGCTAATTCGTCATCAGAGTTTTTATATAAATTCGAATTAGAACCTGCGTTTATAAAGATTGTTTCTAATCAACGAATAAACAAACTTAAAAAGTATAAGTTAATCTCTACCGATTCTTACGAGCATAATTAATATCGCTAAATTCATGAAAAAGTGAATTGCTAGTAGTGTGTTGGTCAGCATCATTTTGTATCTTCCTTTCGTGATTTTTGAATAACTTTTATTCAAATTGTTACTTCATAATCTTTTGTTGAGTAATAATATTTTTAATAACCTCAACATCTTGGTCGTCGAGTTGTAGCTCGGCGGCTTTTTTACTAAATTGTCCGTCAATAATTCTGTTGATTTCGTGCCACTGTGCGGGTGTGAATTGCTTTCTAAATTCTAAAAATTGTTTGATTGTTTGTTCCATTTGTTGTTCCTCCTTAAGTTAAAACTTTCTTTTTGCGTAAGTCTTCGTTAAAAAAAATATCTCTTCCTTCTTGAGGTGTCAATTCTAACGCAAAATAAATACCATTTATTACCGGGTAGGATGGTTTTGTTCTCCCGTGTATCATGTTAGATAAAGTATCTCTATTGACACCAATTTCTTCAGAAAGGGTTTTGATGTTATGTTCTTTCAAAGCCATTTTAGATTTCAAAAGTTTAGTATCTATAGGCATTTCTTTTCACCACCTTTCGCATTACGTAAGTAATCTTATCATGATGTTACAAAAGAGGTCAAGCATTTTACGAAAGTTTTTTAGAAAAATATTGCAAATGCCGAAAGTTTTCCTTATAATAGAACTATCAAGTAAAAGGAGCTGTATTACGATGTGCTTTTCAAAAAGAATGAAACAATCAAGAGAAAAACAAGGTATGACTTTGGCCGAACTAGGAAGAAAAATTGGTAAAACTGAAGCTACTGTACAACGTTATGAAAGCGGAAATATCAAAAATCTAAAAAACGATACTATAGAAAGTATAGCTACTGCATTAAATGTTAATCCTGCGTATTTAATGGGGTGGGTTGAAGAAAACGATGATGAAGTACAACATCGTGCAGCTCATCTTGAAGGAGAATTGACAGATGACGAATGGCAAAGAGTTTTAGATTATGCAGATTATATAAGAAGCAAACGTAAGTAAAGGATGTATCAGATGGGATTATATGAAGAAACTTTAATACAACATGATTATATTGAAATAAGAGAGGCTGATGTGCTTCCAGATAATTTAGACGGGGTATGGTTAGGAGATTTAATTTTGATAAAGCGTGGTTTATCAGATAGAGAAAAGGCAGGGATTCTCTTTGAAGAATTAGCACATAATAAACTTACATACGGTGATATAGCCGATTACTCGAAATTCAACAATCGCAAGTTCGAAAATTACGCACGTAGACACGGCTTTATCTCAGCTGTTCCATTACGCGAAATTGTAGAAGCTTATAATTATGGCGTACGTAACTTGTATGAATTGTCTGAGTATCTACAATTAAGCGAAGAATACATATTAGAAGCAATAGAACAATATAAAAAGATATATGGTATTGGAACTCACTATGGCGAGTATTCGATCACATTTGAGCCGTTGAGAGTTTTTAAATATAAGGAAATATAAACAAAGGAGAAATGAAAATGAGAAAATATAATTTTGATAAATTCTTCTTATATATGGCGGTACTGTCATTACCAATAGTCATATTTTTTCCATTAATGTTAAGCATCCCAATCATCTTTTTTATTTTTTCAATAAGAAAGAAGGAAGATTAATAGCGCCTATGTGGCGTGAGGAGGATGAGGGATGGAAGAGAACGCACCTTTAGAAACAGCAGTTAATAATTTTAAAAAGATTCAAAATAGCGAGATTTACAAATTTAAATATATGAATTCATGGTGTCTTGAATATTCAGAGTTTTTATTGGATGAAGTTAGATTGTTAAAAGAAAACAAAAGTTACACCAGATATAAAAAAGGCACTATAATTTATGTAAAGTTAGGTGTTAATGTTGGCAGAGAGTTTTCTGGAAACCATTTTTGTATGGTACTTAATAATCACGATTCAAATAAAAATCCAATATTAACGGTAGTTCCACTTACATCTTCCAGAAGTAAATTCAATGTGCATATCGAAGAAGATTTGTTACCTTTAGTATTGGAAAAAATGGACGTAACGGGTAAGGATTTAGCTAAAAAAATCATGAACAATCTTGAAAAGGTGTCAAAAGCAGAAAACCCATACGATCAAAAATTACTTGATGAAAACAAATCGCTGAATGACGACTTCAAAAAATATTCGAAGGTTCGCAAAAGATATGAGCGATTCAAGTATAAAAAGACCTATGCTAACGTTTTAAATATCACTACAATCAGCAAGGATAGAATATCGAAAATTAATAGGTATGACCCTGCCGGAGAAATATCATATTCAAAAGAAACAGTAGATAAAATTGAAAATAGTATAAAAATTAGATTTCTTAGTTAAATCGCTTGAACTACACTCTCTTTGATGGTATATTACATATATACAAAACAAGCCGCTGAAATATTTGCGGCAAGCTTCAAATTAGACAAGTCGCTGAAATATTTGCGACATGAGAGGGTGCATCTGCGCTCTCTCTTTTTTTATACAATTTTCACGGGTAGCACGCCTACCCTTATTATTTTTTGCCAATTTTGAGGAGGGAGAAGCAAAATGCCAGTATATAAGGATGATAATACAGGTAAATGGTATTTTTCCATTAGATATAAAGATGTATACGGTAATAACAAACGAAAAATGAAGCGTGGGTTTGAACGTAAGAAAGATGCCAAACTAGCCGAAAGCGAATTTATACAAAATGTTAAATATGGATACTCGGACAATCAACCCTTTGAATATATATTTTTTAATCGTTTAAAAAATGAAAATCTTTCTGCACGCTCAATAGAAAAGCGAACTACAGAATATAATACTCACATAAAAGAAAGGTTCGGAAATATCCCTATTGGCAAAATCACTACTACGCAATGTACTGCTTTCAGGAATTATTTGTTAAACGATGCAGGTCTTTCTGTTGGCTATGCACGATCTGTGTGGGCAGGTTTTAAAGCAGTTATCAATTACGCCAAAAAGCATTACAAGCTCTTATACGACCCCACATTATCGGTAACTCCTATTCCCAGAACAAAACCACAAGCTAAATTTATCACTCGTGAAGAATTTGATGAAAAAGTAGAACAAATCACAAACGATACTTCTCGTCAGCTAACTAAACTGTTATTTTATTCTGGTCTTAGAATAGGCGAAGCTTTAGCTTTGCAGTGGAAAGATTACGATAAAATAAAAGGCGAAATTGACGTAAATAAGAAAATCAATTTAAGTAATAGAGAAATTGAATATAATCTAAAAAAAGAAAATTCTAAAGGGATAATACCTGTACCAAAATTAATTAGAGAGATGCTTAAAAACATGTATAATGAATCTTCTAAAAGATATAAATATTTTGACGAAAACTATTTTATATTCGGGGGGTTAGAACCTATTAGATACGTTACCTATTCGTATCATTTTAAATCTGTATTCCCGAATCTAAAAATACACCATTTAAGACACTCGTACGCAAGCTATTTAATTAATAATGGTGTAGATATGTATTTATTAATGGAATTAATGAGGCACTCTAACATTACAGAAACAATTCAAACGTACTCTCATTTATATACTGATAAAAAACATCAAGCTATGAACATATTTGATTAA